TTCAGATAGTAGTAGTGATGAAGATGAAGATGATCGCTATAATGAATATCTTGAGAGTTTGGGACAACAACCTAAAATTTCTCCTATTTTGTCTATGACTGAAGATTTAGATCCAAAAACACAAACGGGCTTTATGTCTTATATAGGAGAGGTTATTAATAGCATGTACGAGTATATTGGTAAGATAGCTAAGACATCATATGAAGCTGTTAAGAATTTTGATTTTTCATTTCATGACCCTAAAATTTTAATATGTTTAATTATTACGTTTATGGTTTCTATCGTTGCCACAATATTTAAGAGGGAGCGTGAAAGTCGCACAGGGTTATTCGTTGGGCAAGTTGATTTGCACCCATCTTTAAATCATTTGGCAAAACAAGTTTTTTGCATGGATATCCATAATCCTGACGCATCAATAGAGACTCATGGTTTAGTTTCAGGGCATTGTATAGTTTTAAATTCTCATTCTGTGTTAGAAAACGAAGTTTATGTCACAATATATAAAGACAAAAATGTGAATCATATTTTGTATGATCATTGTAAATATAAGGTTATATATAGGAATAATGAAGATGATGTAGTAATATTGCGAAGTACCATAAATATGGCAACCCCATTTAAGAATTTATCCAGACATTTTAAAATAAAACCAATAGGAGTTGTTAATATGTCTAAGACTTATTTAGTTAACACTGAAATAATTCCATTACATAGTATAGCGTCAAATTTTAAAACAACAGATAGTTGGTCTTTTAAATATAAGAACGGAGTTCCAGATTTTATAGGGAAGTTGAGTGCTGAAAAAGATGTTTTTTATAAATTTCAACGACCTGGAGCGTGTGGTAGTGTAGTATTTGACGTTGATAACGGTGTTTTGGGTATGCACTCTGCAGGTAGTCCAACTGTAGGAATAGGAGCTGCTTTATTTTGGTCTAATAGTACAATTAATGTTATAGCAAACACATTAAAAGAGGATAACCAATTTTTGTTGAACGAAGAAATTAGTCAAAAGAGTATACCAAATTTTA